GGTTAAAGTTACATTTGCACCAGCAGTAAGAAGTGTATTTACCTGGTCATCTACTCTTTCAGCAGTAAAATATAAGTTAGTGCTACCTTCTGTAACATCATCTGTAGTACCACTAAGTTCTGATAGTTCATCTTTACTAGCTACTTGACTATCTACATACGCTTTAATAGATTGTTGTGTAGCTAAGTGTGTATCGCTATTAGATACTAAATCATCTTCATCTTTAACTACACCAGTAGTCGTGTTTAAACTGCTACCATCTTCATTAATTACTTTATCTATTCTGTCGTGTATATCATCAAAGTGTTGTGCTTGTGCAACTTGTCTTATCTTTGCACCAGCAGCATGAGTTCTTAATCCTCCACCACCAGTGTCAATGTTTCTTTGTACAGTTAATGTTGTTCCAGATATATTTGTAACTTTTACATATTCTCTCTGGCTATCACTATCTGGGTCTAAAACTAAATACATGACTACAGAACCAGTGATAGCTGTATTAGAACTATCAGTTGGTGCTGCATCTACTGAAATTGTAATGCCACTAGCATCTGCTGTTAGTGCAGTAGTTATTGTACTTTCGTATGCGTTGCTTAATTTGCTCTCTTGTGCTGTCATATTATCCTAATCTTACCACGCCTAATGTACCAATTCCCATTGTGTTAGTAAATAATGATGTAATATCTTCTGCTCTTACACCTCTTATTCTAACAGTACAAAATTGTGTTACAGAACCTATATTAGCATCATTTATCACAGGATATGCAACACTTTCTACAACTCCTCTGATAGTTTCTGATGGACTATACAATTCTAAAGTAACACTATCGCCTTCTTTTTGTTTAAGCTCTTGATATATTGTTTCTCCTAGGTTTCGTACTTTAATTCGTTTTCTATTTGGTCTTTCTACTTGGTCTGAAATATTTACAGGTATATCAACTACCACTAACTGTGGTCTAGGTAATGCCCTAGCTGATACACTTCTAAATACTGGAGACCCTGTATTGTCATCTGTTGGTTGTAAAACTATTTTTAAGTTTAGGTATCTAGCGTTTCTGTTAATCTGTACTTCTTCTCCACCAAAACCCTGGGTGCTGTCATTAGCTAACTCCCAGTTACTACTATCTGGAAAGTCAATGTTTCCTTCTCTAGTAGATATAAAACTTTGTATTCTTCTGGTATCTACAATCTCATCATGCTCTACAGTTGTACCAACCCACTGTTTAACTTCTGATGTGAAGAAATCTATATTAGGTAATATAATATAACCTTCATCTTCATACAAAGATGTTTCTCTGTATATATCTACACCAGATACTGCTACTACAAATTTACCATTAGCTTGTGTTATACCTGTAATATAACCAGCAGCAGCGTTCATTTTTAAATCTCTTGCAAAACCTGCTGTAGGTAAATAATATCTCCATAAAAAACTTTCTGTTGCACTTTCTCTAATTCCACAATATATACTATCTCTTGATGCAAACATAAACTTAGGTGTTGTATCTATACCATTTATTACCCACTCTTTAACTAACTGTCTATTAGCTAGTACATATAAGTTATCTGCTGTAACTAAATCTGCTCTGTAAAATCTACCTATGTCTCTTGACTTCTCTTTAGTTCCAAAAAATACAATACCTTCTGTTGCAGTTATACAATGCACTTGCTCAAATGGTATGTTTGTTTGACCAAACAATGTCATAGTTCCAGATACATCCTTAACAGAATAAATATCTCCATTAGTAGAAGCTGCTAAAACAACTGCACCTGCATCTATAACTTGTGATATATTGTGGCTATCTTCAAATGTAACTATTGCATCTGCATCTGCTAAATCTGAATTACCCCAAGTTTTATTAAATGGATTTACTGCCCACAATAACTCTACTGTGCCATTGTCTCCAGATATAAATATTTGATTTTTAGCAAACCATACACCTGTTAATCCACCATTAGTAGATTGACCAGTAGTCAATTCTGACCAAGTATCAGTACCAGCATCATATCTAATTAGTTCTGAATTAGATGTACCATCAGCAGTTGTAAAATAAGCATCAGCACCTACTGCTGTTGCACCTGTAAAATTATAATTAATAGTTAAACCAGTTGTTACTGCACTCCAAGTATCTCCATTATCAGTAGATTTGTATATTGTTGTTTGGTCTGTAACATACATTTCTCCATTAGTAGTTTGCACTAAATAGTTATTACTACCACTAAAATTTATTTCTTCTGCTGCTGTCTTATATAGTAAATGTACATTGTAAGATGTCTCATCATCTCCATGAAATACATCTATACCTTTACTATCAAAAAATCTAGTTACATCTTTATCTGCATTGTTTCTTTTGTGTGCATAATCTAAACCTTGTCCACCAGAAAAATCATTACGAGAAAATATCTGACCTATGTTAGTTGTAATATCTTCTGGGTTTTGTCTTAAATCTATTTGTTGATTAGGAAACTCTGCACTTCTAATAACTAACTGTCTATCTGTAGATATTGCAGTTCTGAATAATAAGTTATCTAATCTAAAATCATATCCCTTTCTCTGTGGATTAGATACATCAGCAGTGGTAGGTACTCTAGGCACTTGGATATACCACGCTGTTTAAACTGACAGGTTCTGGGTATCTTGCTCTTAGGTCTTTCCTAGCTTGTGCTATTAATACTTGTTGATATTGCAACAAAGCATTTCGTATATTTGTAGATGAACCTACTTGATACACATTTGCTTGTATTGCATCAGTAATATACTCTGTTGTTGCTGATGGTATATCTCTACCTGCAATCATCTGTGCTGCAACACCTGCCATAATTATTGGTTCGTATTCTGTTTCTAAACCTATATCTGCAAGAGTAGATGCTTCGTTTGTTACATCTCCAAACTTTTTTTTAAATGTACAATGTACATCTACACCACTACTAATACCAGAAAATTGTACAACTTTACCACTAGCTGTTACAGATGTAGGTACATCTATAAGCTCTACTGCTACTCCTCTAAACTGTACTGATGTTTCACTACCACTAGCAAGTGTTGTGTACTGTGAAACTGCTTTAAGTGGTGCAACTATTCTGCTGTCATCACTACCAGTAAGAGCAACATATCCACTAGCAGTATTAATTGTCTGTACTTCTACTGCATATAGTGTTGGATATAAATTTTCTATCTGGTCTTTGACTGCATTAAAAACATTAAGTCTTATAAAAGGTGGATTAATTTTTACGAGGTCTCCCTGTGCATGTGTTGCAGAAGTAGTACCTCTTGCTCCTCTTACAACAGTTAATGTTTCATCTGCTGTGTTTAATGCTACAACTAGCATAAGCTCTTGATTGATTTCTATAAATGCACCTGCACCCATAGCATCTTCTTCTTCAGTTGTTAAGTAATCTGCTTCGTAAGATATTGTTGTAGATGTTGTATCTGATACTGCAAGTCTTAAATTAGTAAATGATTGTATGTCATCATTTGGTTCTAAATATTCTCTAAAAACTCTATCTACTAGGTTGCCTATGGTTGTGCTCATGATAATTGATTGTAGCAGAACTTAGGGCAGAGTGGTGGTTCTGCCCATAAGTCCTAATTTGTTATTAAATAACGCCTGTTATAACGCCATGGTATTCTGCTGGACCTTTGTCCAATCCGATTTCCATGTAAACACGCTTTGATATTGCTGCTGCATCATCATTGTCAGTATCTTCTACGAATACTGCACCCTTGCCTGGGATGTTCAAGAAACAAACATCTAAGTATGCAAGGTCAAGGACAAATGCTTTAGTAGCTGGAACAAACTCGTTCACAACTAATCCAATGTTACCAAATGGTGTAATGATTGTATCAATGTTTACACCAGCGACATTTCTGTCTCTTGGTAATACTGCCATTTGCAAGTTACCTGCTGCTGCTAATCCTTGGTTTAAATCAAGAATAGAAGCTGGTCTTGCGAATAGAACAGGGTTTTGCATTGGAGCACCATTATCATACATAGCTTTAAGAATTTCAGCGATTGCATCAAAATCTAATGATGTATCTGCTGCTGCAACTTGGTTATCGTATGTAGATGAACCATTACCAGAAGCTACCCACTCATCAATGCCACGCATTTCTCTTGGGTTACCATCTGTTCCATCATTGAAAGTTGCATTGAAAAACTCGTATTCAACTTCTCTTGCAATTTTTGATAATAGCTCTTCTATTTGAAAAGCCATTTCATCATTAACTGGGTTACTACCTTCAAATGCTGCTGTACCACTCTCCATAGCTTGTGAGTTCAAATAGCCTGTTGAACCTAGAGCAGAGTATGTTAATTTAACACCTTGGTTCCAGATTTGTACACAGTCTATTGCAGAACTTCTGCTTCTTCCAAAATAAGTTGGTGTTCCACCTTCTGCTAGAGCTGTGTAGCCACTAACTGTTGGAGTATCAACTTTTTGTGTTTGAAAGACTGGGGAGTTAAGAAGTTTACCACCTGTTAAACCACCCACCATGGATAGTAGAGGTGTTCTTCTAGCACCAACTTTGAATAGTTCGCCAGTAAAATTGTTAATTTCAGATACTGAAATTGGGTCTGGACTGCCTATTGCTGCCATTTTTTTATCTCCTATAAATCTTTGTCTAGGAGCTTATCTCCTAAACTTACTTATCTTTTAGCTCATCAAGAGCCATCATTTTAGAAGCTATACTGTCTCGTACTCTGCCACTTTGTTGTGCTTGGGCAATTTGTTCCTGTACATTTGGTGCAGCGTTAATGGTTTGTGCTTGTTGCTGTAAAGCATCAAGTCTATTTTGACCTTCGTTTACTGTGTTACGAATACTGTCTTGTTGTCCACTAACAACGCTTTCTCCAAACTCTTCAGAGAGAAATGCTTTAAGGGCATCTACTTCTAAATCGCCTTCGTACATCATATCAGCAGCTTTGCCGACACCTTTAGTTCTGTCTAATCCGACTTGTTGGAACAATGTATCTCTTTCTTGGGTTTGGTATTTAACCAACTCCTCTTTAAGAGCTTTGTTCTCTTCACGAACTGCTTTCCAGTTCTTATCTTCTTCTACTGAACTATCAGTATTAGTTACTTCTTCTGACATTTCTGTCTATCTCCTTCTATAAATAATATTTTTACAAGAGCCATTTATGTAATGCTCTGAATAAACTACTTATTATTTATTTTCCATGTCTTGTTAGTAGGCATCAAGACAGTAATCGTATCTTTTTCCTGGTCAAGTTTAACCCCCAGACCTAGGAATAGGGTCGTAATAATTATATCATATATTTTTGTAATGCAAGTTGTTTAAACAACTATTGTTCAACAATACCTGTAACAGCACCTTCTCTAGTTCTAGCTGCACCAAGTTGTGCTGCACTTTGTGATGTGCTTTGAGCCACTATTCTTCCAAGTCTTTCTTGTTGCTGTGCTATACCTAACTCTGTAGCTTCTACTATATCTTGTGCTGTAACGCCTGGTCTCTGTTGTGTAGCAGCTAACTCCATAAATGTACCTGCTTGTTGGAAACCTCTTCTAGCTTGTTCTCTTGATAAACCTTGTTGTCTTAATTGTTCAGCAGTTTGTAGTTCTATATCTATACCAGCTAACAATGCTTCTGCACCTATCTGTGCTCTAGCAATGTTTTGTGATATAACTTCTCCAGCAGTAATAGCACCTGTAGATAAACCTTGACTAATGTTAGGGTCTATTGCACTAGCTATAATCTCTGCATCAGTTAATGTTCTACCAAAATTTTGTTGATAATATTCTTTAACCTGTGGTATAGATGTTAATACCTGTTGATATACAGCTTGTACTCTTTGTCCAAACTCTTGATTATTAACAACATTTGTAACTAATGTTTCTATTCTGTCATTAGTAAGTATGAGGTCTGCATTTAATCCAATACTTTCTATCTTTCTTTTGTAAGCATCTACTAAGTTAAGATACTCTTGTTCTGTATATTTAACAGATACACCATCTGGGTTTACATTACCTGGAAAAAAAGATTTGTATTGTTCTGATTGTCGCATTACTAACACAGCTTCATTAGCATCTTGGTTAGTATCTATATATGCCTGTATGTAAATATCTATAAGTTGTTCTGGAAACTCTGTACCAAACTTTAGTTTTACTTCGCTAACTAACTTTGCTCTTGCTGTTGCTGTTAATGCCATTATGTAGGTATTCCTCTTACTACTGCTTGTGGTGTTATACCACTGACTATACCATCTGTTACTTTATCAAATACAGTTTCTACATCATTGTTTAAACCATACTCTAATAATATTGAATTTATTTTTTCTTGGTCATTAGCTTTTAATACATTTATCCAATCTGATGATGTTTCATCCATCCTTTGTCCTAAGAACTGGAACGAGTAGTTACGCCAAGGACTAGCTATATCTTCGTATGTTAAGTTTTCTTCATACATATCAGTAGAGAACAATGCTTTCCTAATATTCTTTAGCTTCTCTTCTACTGCTGCTATACCTATCTCTTGACTTTCTGCGTTTCTTATAATACCTGCATACTCTGCTAAATTACTTTCTTCAAAATTAGCAAAGTTAGGACCTAACCATTTCTGTGCTAATGCTTGTGCAGTAGAGTAACCTGCTTGTGTCTCTGATATGGTCATAGTTTCATCCATATTCTCTAGCCATCCAACAAGTTGGTTGTCTCTTTCTATTCCTGCAAGTGGGTCTCCTAATCCTTTAGCTTGATTAATCCAGTTAAGTTCTGTCCAAGCACCTGTTGTAAGTTGCGTTGCAAAGAAATCAACTAGAGTATCTCCATCTGCATTTACTACTTCTTCTGCATTTGTTACACCATATTGATTTAATAATTGTTTAGCTTTTATTTTATTATTATCTAGTAATGCTTGTGCATCTGCTGGTAAAGCACCTATTCCTTTACCTTGTGATGTAAGTAACCAGTCTCTTTGTTCTTTAGTATGTGTCTGCCACCACTCTGTACCTTGCCACTCATAGTCTGCAATATCTCTTTCTTCTACTATGCCCTCTAAATACAAAGAATACAATTCATCATCTTCCATCCATGGTTGTACTTTTTTAATCTTTGCAAAGTTATCTACCAATCTATCAAGTGGATTACTTTCTCCTTTTATAATGTCTGTACCTATTTCTATAAAGCTACCTAACCATAATGAGTTGTTCCAATCTTCTGCATCTTCATTAATAGTTCTTACATCTGGCATACCTGTAGTAAAGAAACTAGCTAATTCATCATCACTAGCTTTGTATCTTATAAACATATTTGTGCCTGGAATACCAAATGCTAAATACTTTTGACCTGTACTATCTTGCCATATCTGTGAACCCATACGACCATCAAAGTTTGTTGTAACTGTAGGTGTAGGTGTACCAGATACAGCAGGGTCTGTTACTTGTCCTAGTATTTCATCTAATGATTTCTCAGATGTGTAATCTCCCTGTGATGTACCACTAAACTCTGGTAGTTCCCATGCCCATGTAAATCCCTCTGGTTTACCTGCTTCTGTAGATGTAGCCCAAGAACCACTATCATATCTACCCCAGTACAAAGGACCTTCATCTGTAGATGTCGTGGTAGTAGTAGTTGTAGTAGTTTCTGAAGTACCACCTCTTTTTTCTGCTGAATACATATCTGATAACGCTTTAGTAGCATCTTCTTTTGTTGCATAATACTTAGGATTGCCTGTCATAAACTCTGCAAATTCTGCACTTGTTCCTTTAAAAGCATCTGGATTACCATAGATGTCAAAAATTGTATATACATTTATTTCTGGTTTGTCCTCCTCTTTTTGTGCAACATTAAATAAATTAACATCTGATGGGTCTGGTGCTTCTAGTTCATCTAAGTTACTGGCAGCAGTAAATAACCTAGTATCTGCTGCTGATGCTTGTTTGATAGCTTCTTTTTCTGCTACCTTAGCTTCGTATTCATTTCTTGTTATCTGACCATTTATTAATTGTTTAAGTAAATCGTAATCTATCGCCATTAGCTATCTGCTCCTGCATAAACATTTTGGTTCATTTTACCATAAACCTCATCAAATAAAGTGTTATGTATTTCTTTAGTTAGCTTGTAACCAATAGAGTATTTGTCTGATATTTCTCCAAAGTTATCCCAAAACTTCTCGCCTTGTTGTTTCTTTGCAAAAGCTGCACCTGCATCTGCTGCTAACAAACCTAATTCATAAGCTGTATATGCTGCTAATGCTGGTCCAGATATTGCAACTAAACCTAATCGTGGTAGTAGTTTTCTTATAGCTGTTTCTATTGCTATATCTCCTGGAGCAAACCCTGCCATTACACCACCAAATCCAAACTTACCTGCTTTCTTAGCAAAGTCCATAGCTGTTGATGATATAGCTGGTCCAATCTTAGGGTTCTTTAATACTTTTTCTACCTCTGGTAACTTAGATTTATCTACATACTCCACAATATCTTGTGGTGTTTCTGCAATCATCTTATTTATTGTTGGTGCTGTACCTGCTGTTTCTGGTAAATTACTTACAAACTTAACAACATCTTGTACTTTGTCTGCTTCTTTAGGTGTAACTTGTACTACTAATGTATCTGGTGGAGAATTGTTTACACCAGATTTTACAATACCTAATATACCCATGTCCTCAAACTTAGAAGTATTGAAGTTATAAAACTTAACATCTACATTTTGATTTGCATTTGCATAAGATAAAAATTCTTTTAATGGTCTTATGTGAAATATATCATTTGGAGGTGGCTTAATTTCAAATACAGAGTAAGCATTGTCTATTGTAGGTTTTAACATATTTGTCATCTCTTGTACTGTTTGCTGTATTTCTGGTACTAAACCTGGTGTCATCTTTCTAACTTCTAGCATCCTATCTATAAACTCTGGGTTTAATGCACCAGTTGCTTTAAGTGCATCATCAGATAATACAAAGCTGGTACTATCAACAACTTGTAAAGCTGCACCTGGACTTTGAAAAAATTTATGTAAATCTCCTAATCCAAGTAATCCACCACCTTCTTGGAAACTTTTTAATAATCTTTTACCTGTTTCGTTATCTAATGCAGTAATTAAGTTATCTACATCTTCGTATTGAAATCTGTTTTGTGATATATCTAATAAAGTTTCTGCAAAATCTTTTATTGCTTCTTCTATTCCAATACTAATTCTACCTAGCATTTCTACTTCATCATCTGGTACATAGTAACCTGTTAAATTACCATCTACAAACTGTGCTAATTTTTCTCTAAACAAAGACACATATCTGTTAGTTGTATTTTTTATTCCATACCATGCGTTATCTGATACAAAATCTACTCTGTCTGAAAATGAACCATAATAATTATCATTTGCTTTACCTAACAATTCATCTACCACATTTTGTCCTTGTTTATATTGAACTTCATCTAATAGGTTTTGTATATAACCACCATGTACAGGGTCTTGCAAAGCAGAGTGTAACTGTAATATTATTCTGTTGTTTAAACTCTCTACCATAAAACCTCTTGATTGTTCTATAGGTATTCTTAATGTGTCATTAACAGATAACTCAAATATATCTGCTGCATCTGCACCTATACGATTGTATTTATTAAAAAATCCTGGTGCAGTATTAACACCATCTGTTCTGTTATAAACATCTTCTATATCAGTTAAAAAATCTGGATGAAGTTCTGTGTCTTGTATTCCATATTCTGCAATCAAATTTGGTATTACATCTAATTCATTTGTAGTAGGTAAAATATTCATTTCTGTTGCTTCTCCAATAAACTCTGCTGTATGTAATATAAATTGTTTTAGATACACAGGTAAATTATCAAAATCTCCTAAGTGATTAACCCTATGTTCTACTAATATATCATCTGCAAAATTTACAACATCTTGTAACATATCTAAAAATCTTGTAGTGTTAAAACTTCCTATTCCTTCAACATCAGTTATCGTGTGAAAATCAGTAAGGTTTAAGTTTAAACCGCTGTTGAAGTGATTAGTAATAATATCAATAATAAAATTAAATCTATTATCAAGTTCTCTACCTATTCTCTGCAACTGTGCTCTAGGTACTATGGTATATAAACTAGGATGTATTGCATCTCCACCAATTAACTGTAATGCAATATCAAGTCTTACTTGTTTTGGATTAATGTCTATTGAAGCTAGTGCTTCATCAATACCATTAATATATTTCTGGTATGCAGCATCACTCATTGTTTTTTAATTGTACAAGTAACGCATCAGTAGCAGCATCTGCTGCTATTTTCATAGCTTCTTTATTACTTATTCTTAATTCCATCATATTGTTTTGTACCCACTCTCCATAGTACAAACCATCTTTATCTAGCTGTTCTTTATCAAATTTAGTCAGAGCCATAAAAACCTCTAAGAGTATCTAAGACTGTTTTCTGGTCATCTGTTAGCTGTGCAAAATCTGTATCTACATTTAAGTTATTGCTAATATCTGGTAAGTTTTTCTTTCTTCTTTCAGAGTTTATAGCAGATTGCAAAAGTCCTAATACTTGACTAGATGTCTTACTTCTGTAATCAGTTGTTGGTGGTTCTCCAAATATATTCATAATACCTGCACTTCTTGATGTTAAATCTATTGTATCATCTTGTGGCATAGTTGTAGTAGTTGTAGCAGGAACTGTAGTTGTAGTAGTTGTAGCAGGAACTGTAGTTGTAGTAGTTGTAGGCATAGTAGTAGTTGTTGGTGTATCTTCTTGTGAACCAAATGGTATTTCATTATAAGTCTTGTAATAATCTATTGCTTGTGTAATCTCTGCATCTAATCCATCTTTAAATACTAATGTATCTGTAGGTGCTAAGTTTTTCATGTTTTCTTTAATGTATCTATTGTATGTTGTCCAAGCATCAAATGGGTCTGGACCATAAGACTTAGGATTTTTTCTTCTGTAATCTACAATATGTAAAGCAAACTGTGTTGCATAATCTATATCGTACTTAACTTTGTTAGTAAACTCATCAAGTGATAAAGTTTCATCTTGCATTGTATAAAATGCTTTAACCATATTATCTGGTTCTTGTCCTTTAAAATACTCTGGTGGATTAATTTGCCATAGACCTTTGTCATTAGGGTCAGTATCTCCATCTATACCATGTGTAAATTTACTTTCTAAATATGCAATAGCAAGTAGTATTGCTGCATCTTGTGGTCTGGCTTCGTTCTGATACAGTATCTGTTTTACATCTTCAACTGTATATTGCGTTACTGCTTCTTCCATTATCTTTGTACTGGTCTGCCCATAAGAGATGCTAAGTCTGCTACAGTTGCTGCACCTCTACTTCTATCAGCTTCAAACTCTTGTTGCTGTCTAGCTGCTTCTTCTCTAGGTGCAAATACTTCTTCTTCTATACCTGCTAAATCTTCTTCTAACTGTTCTGTATCTGGTTGCTCTGCTGGTGTGCCAGGTATCATTGTTCCACCCACAGGTGTAGATGGGTCAAATGCTATTCTTCCTGGTGTACCACTTCCTAGTCCTGCTAACTCTTGATTGAATAAACCTATTCTTGTACCTATCTTGTTAGTAATATAATCTTTTTCTTCTTGTGATAATGGTGCACCTTTCCTAGATTTTGACTTTGCTAAAAACTCATCTACTAAATCATCTAGTTGCTCGTTCTCAATCTTAGGTGCTTTTGTTGTAGCAGCTTTCCTAACTGACATATCAGTTCTAAGTATTCCTAAACTTTGTACCCAATCAAACTTACCACCATTGTTCATACTAAACTCCATAAGTCTTGTAATACCTTTAACAAATTCTTCATCTACCATAGAACCTTGTGTCTTAGTTAAGTCAATTAATCCTATGCTTGACATTTGATTTTTTAATATAATACGAAGTGATGGTGCTATATCTCTAGCTACCTCTCCAGGCATAGAAGGAAAATAAATAAACTTGTAACCTTTATCTGTTAGGTATTCTGCTGCATCTACATCAATCGTTCTAGTTACAGGAAAACCTTTAGCTTTGTCCATGTAAGTTTGTTCCATTTGATATTTACTTTGGAAACCTTCTCCTAATGGTCTTTTGTTATCTAAATCTCCACTAAGTAAATCTATTGCCCATTGAGCTGCTTGGTCTGCACTTCCTGGTGTTACAGATGTACCAGGAATAATAGGTCCTGTAACTCCACCTACACCTCTAGGTAATGTATAACCTTTTGTTTCTTCACTCATCTGCTAAATCTCCTATACCAAACTTAGTAATCTCATTATAAAACACATCATTAAACACAGGTAGAAATTCTGGAGTTTCTTCAATTAGTGTTGCACCATATCTATATAACTCATCACGAACTGCTTGTGCTTCCTGTGAAGTCTGTGTTCTTAACCATATAATAGCATCTTCTTTAAGTGGTATCTCTTTACCTACCTGTATTCCTTTTAATATCTCATTTCTATAATTTAAGTATTTAGACATAGGTTCGTATAATCCTAGTTGTTTAAACCGAGTATCATCTATAGCTTGTTCTAATATTGGTATAACTAAATCCCAATCAAAGCTATCTGGTATCTCTTTACCTGGTAACTTAGTAACTACTTCTGCTGGGTTTACTTGATATGCTAATGGAAACATCTTTCTTAATGTAAGTTCTAGTTCTGCTTTCTCTATCTTTTGCTCATTAGGACTATATCTCTGTGCATCCCACTTAGCTGCTGCTCTTTCCATCATTGCTCTTTCTACTAATGATGCTGCGTATGTAGCAGAACGCCAGTAAAACTCTTCTTTGTTTAATGGTGTTATGTTACCTAATCCTTTTTGTATTCCATAAGATGTGTAATCTACTTCGCCACTACCTAGCTTGTCATAGAAATACAATATGCTAGAACCATAATCTTCATACAATTCTTTGTTATCTAACAAGAACTGATACTCTGGCTTTGTTCTAGCCATAGGTCCACTCTCTGATATAGACTTACCTTTAATCTGTAGTGATGCAGATGTAAATGCTGTCTCCATATCGTATATATCTAGACCTAGTAATCTAACTACTTCTAATGTAGCTTCATAATCTGCTTGTTTACTACCCATAGTTAGTGCATAGTGTTCTCTTAAGTCTTGATAAAAACCATGTACTATTCCTAACTCAACAAAGCTATTCCATACAACACCAGATGTTTCGTTCTCTTTACCATACCAATCGTTAAATGTATCGTTATCAGTATCTATACGATATAACACATTTAGTTTAGGAACTAATGGATTAACATTTCTATCCCATGCTTTTAGTTGGAATATGTTATCTCGTATAACTGCTGCTGTATTAAACATAAACTCTGGGTCATCTGCTTGTTCTGGATATAACATTGCAGCTATTTGTACAGCTTGTGTAGTAGCTGTTTGGTATAAATCCTCATCAAAACCTTTAACGTTTAACTTACTTGCAATAGCATTAAACATATTTTTACCAGTAGCTGGTATTAATTCTTCTAATACTGCTTCTCCAATTAAATCTTTAATATCTCCAGTACCACTTTCAAATGGCAAACCAAATTGGAATATAGTTCTTTCTAGTAATCTTCTAGTTTCTGGATTATCTCTAGTCATAGCACCAAGTGGTAAAGCTACAACTGGTCCTAATGGTGGGAATAAACCACCACCAGCTACACCTAATGCTGATATAGGTAAACTTCTTTTAAGTATGATATTGCTATCCTCTATGCTTATGTCATCTGTCCAAGTACCTTCTCCTTCTGATTTAACATAATTCTCTAAAGCTGTACCACCTACAGGTATAATTAAATATCTTTCTCCAAACTTGTCTGAATAAATATAGTTGTTTTCTATACCCTTCCTGTATGCAAAACCTACTTGTGCTAATGCTCTAGGGTTTGCTGCACCTAGCTGTGTCCATCTACCTAACACTTCTCTATATGCTTCAAAGAAAGGTAATCCTACCTTGTATGCTTCTGCCAAGTAACCTCTTTCTAATAAGTTATACAACAATCTATTGTGTAACTCTAATGCGTATTGTGATGCTGTTTTGTTTATGTCATTAAAAGTCATATTGCGTACAGTATCTGTTCTAATATCATCTAGGTCTAACATTGTGTGGTAGTCAATCTCTGTAAACTCTGATATTAAACCACTCTTCTGTGCATTGTTTACTACTAACTTGCCAGACTTGCTATCTACCATTGTTAATATTCCAGACCTTTGCATAAACTCTGCGACATCATCATACTTAGCATTACCCATACCCAACACTTTTCTTAACTCTTTAATTGTTGGAGTAGGGTTTTCTTTAATTAATGCTTTAAAATCGTTTGTTAATTGAAATGTATTTTTACCTGTGTCTGCATGTAATTCTTTAAGTGCTTTCACAAATTGTCTATCTTGTGAAGCATCTAGCACTCCATCTACTAATACATTTCTTCTGGGTATTGATGAATAGTACGCACCTATCTTAGTGTTCTCATCTCCTAATCTAATACCACCTGCTGTTTCTATAGAGTATGCTTTACCTTCTGCATTGTTTAATAACAAGTCCATTTCTAACTGTTGTTTGGATGTAGCTTGTAATACTCTTGGTGCATATTTATTATCTGCATTGTAAGCAACGAATGTAACAGCATCATCAGTAACTTGTAATCTTTGTCTTACTGCTTTTTTCATTACTTCTTCTATTTGTTCAAATGGTATTTCTGCATCTGTTAGATTTCTTTTAACTGATGCGAGTAAATCTGCTGGTAAATTAACTACACTATCTGGGTCATAGTGTGCATCTAATATATCTTGCAAACTTTTGCGTGTAGCAAACACTAAGTTGCTTTCTATAAAGTGATAGTATGCTTGTTTAAATGTAGGTATTCGTGATAGTGATGCTTCAGCTTGACCAGCTACAAAAAACAACGCATCCATTAAATCTGCCCAACCTTGTGCAAATCCTTTGCCTGTAACTTTACCTACACCTGGTACTTCAAATGGTAAATCCTCTAATACTTCTAACATGTATGGTGTAATAGTTTCTTTTATTTTCTTTTTGTTTATTTGTTTTGCAACATCTAAACTTCTTACATTTGTTTTACCAACCATACCTTGTGCAATAACATCCAGTAAATCCTGTTGATTAGCAGTAAAGTTAGATATAAACATTTTGTGATGTCTAACAAAATCTATAAAATCTTCTTGTGTTTTTACAACTGGTACAACTTGTGATGCTTTATCTACACTTCTAACAGATAATGTCTTTCTGTTTAAATCTACAATCTCATCCATAAGATATGGTGTTCTCTGTATTAAATCTACAACTTCTTCATCACTAAGGTTTTTTTTCATAGCTTGTGCTATAACTGGCATGAATGGGTCATGTGCCATTTGGGTAATTAAGAAATCTATATATGCTTCTACATAATTGTCATCAACATCTAGCTTTGTAGCTCCTGGTACTACTTCTTCTCCAGTTGCAAATTTTGGTATTTGTTCCCAATCTCCTTTGTTTTTTCTAAATACAGATGTAAAGCGTGGGTCTCTCTCGTACAAGTCTTGTACTTCTGGTAATCCAAACTTAGAATTGTTTTGTTTTAAGGCACCTAATCCCTTTCTTATAAAATCTGGGTACTTCTCATCTAATACTTTTGCACTTGTTCTAAATGGTCCTGTTAGTGCAGTTAATGGTTTGTAGTTAGGGTTTTGTGCTTGTATTAATTTAACCATTGCACCATTAGGGTCGTTCCATATTAGCTTTAGATACTCCCATGGGTCTCTAAATATAGAAGCAAAACCTCTAGCTGACATTCTTAAATTACCATCTGTTGTAATTTTAAGTGGGAAAGCTAATCGTGTAATAAGCTGTAGTGGCATCCATGCTCTACTAATAAAAGTAAATGCCATATCTGTAGCTTTAAATGGTATTCTTTCTGCACCATACTTAAACAATATGGATGGGTCATCTAATCCATCTGCTATTGCACCTTTAAGTTCTGCACCTAATGGTGTAGATGGGTCAAAGAAAGTACCAGGTTTACCTTCACTAGCTGCTTGTCTAACTGCATCTATGCTTTCTTCATAACCATTTTTTCTAAATGTTTTGTTTCTTAATCTTCTACGCATAGAGGTATAACGCAATGTAGCTTTAATATCTGGTACATTAATTGTTAAATCCATAGCTTGTCCTGCCATAGCTAATGTATTTTGTATAGCAGCAGCTTTATCTGTCTCTGATAACATAGCATTGTTTAGTTGTGCTCTGCTTATAGGGTCTAAACCATCTTGTAATAACTGTCTATCATAAAATTTTTCACTTAATGTAGGTTTATATGCTCTACCTTTTTCACTAAATCCTCTTACATCATCTAAATGTGTAGATAAAAAGTCTGTTATCTCATTGTCTGACATACCAAATACATAGCGTAATTGCAATGCACCTTCTGTTTTAATTAGTTTGTCATAAAATACTTCTTGTGCTCCTCTATAGTTTTTGTTAAATATCTCTGTATAAAATTCTTTTACTAAATCATCAATCTTGTTTTCTGGTATAGAAAACATATACCCTGTTTTAATAAAAGTATCTACTGCTCTATCTACTTCTGTAAGATAAGCCCATGGTCTTGATGGTAGTCTTGGGTCTGTACCACCAAATATATCTTTAAAACTAGAAGCTAATGTTCTTACTGGGTTCTTGGACTTCCTACCACCACCACGCATATAAGTAGCTGTATATTGACTATCTGTCATAGCAGCATACAAGTTATCTAAAAAGTTATCATTTAATACTTTTGCTTGTATATGAAAATCATTAGCACTTGTTAAGTTATTACCTGCAAACCTAACATCCGATACTAAACCACCAGTTAAACTTTCTTTTATTATGTCAAATGTTTGGTCTGGATTATTTACTACTTTCATAGCCATGTTAGGACTAAACCCATTTCGTGATAAATACAACATAACTGGAGCACCTTCATCTACAGCTTTAGTTATTTCATCTGCCATAAGTTGTATTGTTGTATCTTTATCAATCCAAAAATCTGTTGCTTTACCACCTGCTTTTATATAATCATCTAACTCTCTACCTACGCTTGTAAGTGTTTTACTTGTTTGTGCTGACCTACCACCTATACCAACGCCAGGTAAAATCATAGTTGGGTCTGTAACTACCATTAGTCCTAAGTTACTCATAAATCCTATCCATGCGTTCCAACCATGTTTAGGGTCAAAGTTTAAATCTGATATCTTATCTTGTTCTGCTGATAATAAACTATTAAATTTAGTTTCAAATTGTTCATCTGTCATACCAGTTGTTTGATATGTATTAACTAACTTAGATATTTCGCCTTCTGTTTCTATTTTTATATCTGCAATTACATTGTTAAGTGGACTATATTCTCCACCTAATGAACCTGTAAGTGTATACCTAATCATATCTCCAGGAGTTGCAGGTATGCTATATTTCTTAAAACCCTCTCTAGTTTGCATAGCTTCTTGAAAGTATTCATTACTACCAAAGTATGTTTCTATACCATTAGGATTAGCAGAACCAAACAGTTGATTAACTGTGTCTATGTAGGCATCTAATCTTTCCTGCATAGTAAGTTCTCTAGTTTCTCCATCTTGTTGTATTTTTAAATTTTCTGCAAACACACTAGGAAAATGTTTACTAATAACATCTATATCTGTTTCAGAAAATTTAAAATCTTTTTTAGTGTTTAAATATGTTAAATTATCAGTAATTGCTAATGGTGCTAAATTTAATATTTCACTTGGTAAATCTGCTCCTGTTTTATTACTAGCAACACCTATAGCTCCACGAATAGAAGCAGCTTTTATACCTTCTACCATAGATTTTATTTTCCATGTTAAAGGTATTTCATTATCTTCTGTTTCTACATCCCCTACAAATCTTGAATAATCTCTATCAAGTTCTTGTCCTTGTTCTCTAGCTAATCTTTCTAGTTCTGTTTTACTAGCTATGCCAAAAGAGTTCATACCAGCAACTTGAAATTTTTGATACCAAGCGTTAAGTCCTACTAATAAACTATTTACAACTGTGCTTTTTCGTAATTGACTTTCTCCAAATAATTCTTTTTGTGTTTCAGTATTAACTTGTCTAGTTTTTGTATATGCTTCTTTAGCTCTATCCCAATAACTTTGTGTCCTTTTTTTTTTAGGTTCTTCTTTGCTGTCTGCAATATTTGTATTTGTTTGTGTCCATAAGTTGTAATACTCTCCTGCACTTAATCCCATAGATGCAGCAGCAATAGGTAGGTTGCTATCTTCATTTGGGTTCATAGATTGAAAATCTAAAGATTTCTTACCTAGTATTTCTACCTCTGCATCAGACATAGTATTCTTAGCTGTATTAACTGCTTGTTGGTCTATAGCTTTTTCTTCTTGCGATTTAAGCCACTCTTGACCCCACCTCAAATAAAAACTCATTAGTTAAACCTATATCTTAGTTCTGGAAACCTTTCAGTAATAATTTGTTTGGTTATCTGTGTTTCCTGCACAGGTGTAGCTACTTGCATATTTTGTTCTGGTATATAACCAGGTGTATCTGGTTCCTGTGTGGGTGCATCAAATATATTACCGACTGGTGGCATACCACCTGTAGCTGCAACATTTGGCATTACAGGAGAAACTAAAGGTTCTACAGCATCTATTTGATTTCCTAAAGCTGTGGATTGCCCTGTTGGGTCTCCTTTCGCCCTATTAGGAACTACTAAATCTTGATAAGCTCCATCAATTTTCATATCAGTAGATTGTTTAAACGACTTACTTTTTCTACCACCTGGCATTATCATCTCCATTTTCTATATCAAAACCTAATGATATAGTTATATATACATTAGGAACAGGTGTAGGAATAATATAAGTACCTAATGGTATATCTCCTGTTTCTATATCTGGTCTAAGTATTGGAATAATATCTATTACAGTTTCTTCTTCTATTGGAAAACTATCAAAATCCCAATCTTCTTGATTAATTATATCTATAAATTGTTCGTTAATATCTTCAAATGGTTTAGCCAAGAGGAACACCTGGTGGTATTCCTGGACCTGTTGCTAATTGTTCTGGTCCACCTAACTGTGCAAGTACAGAAGCAATGTCTGGTTCTGCTGGTGCTTGTGCTTGTGCAGCTACCTCTTGTGCCTGTACTTCTTCTTCTGTATAAAACTCATCTAATATCTGGGTCATGTTTTGTGGATTTTTTCTAATCTCTTTAGCTGCAAGACTTGCTTTAATATTGCCTTGTGCTGCTTGTGCCATTAATGCTTCAAATAACACAGTCTCTGCTTTTTCTGCATTTACTCTGTTTTGTATTTGTGATATGTTATCTAAACCATCAAGGTTCTCTTGTAATGTTTGCATATCTATTACGCCTTGTTGTTTTAATTGCAAACCTGTAATAATTTTTTGTGGCTCATCAAACCCTGCCATAACTCCATATACTCTTCTTGTTTTATATACTTCTGCTATATCAGAGTTAGGTACATAAGTTTCTTTAAACGCTGTACCATTTCTAAATCCTGCGATAGGTTTACGCATACCACCATACATAACCTCATCCCACTCTAGTCTCTTGCTATCTATTTCTTCTAACGCATCTTTCATTACTGTTTGATATTCTCTTACATGCAATGATGATGATTGACCTAGTTCCTCTAATCCTCTACCAGTAACAAACGCATTTGGCGATTGTCCATCATCTGCTACAGGATATGCAGAACCTAAACGCAAGTGTCTTTCTAATCTATCTATCTGTTGGAACAACTGATAAGGTAAGTTATTTACTGGTTTAGATACTTGACTACCTGGTGTCAAATAGTTTACAGCGAACCTACCCTTTCTATATTGTCCACTTTCTATCTCGCCAATGATGTTGGTTTCTGTAAACACAGCATCTTCCATTGCAATGACAGATAGAATATTTATTTTCGCCATGTTAGCCATTAATCCAATAACATGATGAAATTGTCCTTGCATTTGGTCAAAACTATAGCGTTTAGCTATTACAAATCTTGGTCCAGATTTAAGTGGGTTTGGTATAAAATCTAATATTATTTTGTTTTCTGGTAGGAATACATAAGTACCTTCTTCATCATAGTATTCTGCAACTACTTTACCTGTACCATCTGCATTAGCCCAAGTCTTGTCATAACTAGATAAATAAGCCATTGTATTATATTCTGCATTTACCTCATCAAGTATGACATTTGCATGTTTTGGATATTGTCTAGCTAGTGTTGCGTGTGGTACTCGTTGTAATATTGCTAATTCTTTTGGTTCTTGGTCCACACCAAAATGTCCAGGGTAACAAAGATATGGGTCTCTTAGTTCTGCTACAGGATATGGTATTCCATTAGCATCTTTTTTTTCTTTAAGTACCCATACAGCAAATCCATAACCAGGTAACCATCTACCAGCTTGTGGTAATTGCTTATCTAGTTTCTGTATGTCATCATACGCAGTTACTATTCTCTCTAGTTTTTCTGCTCTCTTAGTAGCTCTCTCACTATCCTTGTCGTTAAATATATCTACTTTTAAATCTGGTGCTCTACCTATTTTTTGTGCAAATCTTTCTAATGCAGACATAAGTAAGTTAGGTGCTGGTAATTGTCTGTAATCCATATCTCGCATGTCTTTACCAAGTAATGCTTTTATACCATCTGCACCACCATTAAGTATTGCTCTGATGTTATGTTTATCTTGTGCAAGTTCAGAATTTAATTGTCTAAGTTCGTAAACTCTGCTGTAAAGCTCATCTGCTGTTTTTACCATTATCTCCAACTATCCAAATCTATGCCTAGTCCTTCGTAGTTACTAAAACTAGGTTGGTATTCCATACCCATTGTAGCAAGTCTTTCCTTTTGTAAACGCCTTATTGTTTTCATTGGAAACCAACTTGCCATAACAATGTCAGATTTAGTACCTACACTTCTACTCTTGTTTTGAGCAGAACTAAAATACACTAACTGACTTCTGTATAAGTTTACCTTCTCTTGTGCTTCAAAGCTACGATAAGGTAAATTTATTAGTTTGTTAGCAAACAATGGTCTCATAGCTGTAACACCATAGATAGGGTCATGCTTGTTACCATAAGTTTGTGTACCTTCTAAAAATATACCATGCTTTGCTGCAAAGTCTCTAATTGATTTATCTTGTCGTATTGCTCGTTGAAAACCATTTTCCTCTATAACCCAATGTGCTAAGTTATATTTAGTAAACCATTTTTGTATAATCTCTAATGCTTTAGGAATACCACCACCTAAGTTATTCTCCATATCTATCATGTACAAAGTATCTTGTTCCTGGTTATAACCCCACAAAAACGCAGCTTGGTACCCTGTTGATGCTGGGTCAAGACCTGCAATTAATCTTACATTGTGTGGTATGTGTCCTATATCTCTTGCCTGGTCTCTACATTGTTCTATTTCTTCTGCATCAAACAAACTCATACCATCTGGCATAGCTACATTAAGGTACACCATTTCGTATATAGCTCTACCACCTGTAGTTTCAGCAGCTTTCTTTCTATCCATTAGCCACTTGTATGTACGCTTACTAGCCCATAACATACAGTCCTGGTGTGCTTCGTTTTCCCAATCAGGTTTAGTACAAGCTACATCATGTGCTTGTTCTACTGTTGTACTCCAGCTTTCGTTATCTACTAGGTGTGAATACAAATCATCATAATGCTGCCTAGAACCAATAACGACCATAGCTGTATGTTCCTCCTTACGACTAGATAGTGTTGTAGTCCACCAGTTTCTTGTGTTCTCTCTTGATGCTGGTTGCATAGTAGAACTGTGGTCCTCAATGTCATCTGCAATAATTACATCACAGTCTCTTGATAAAATCTTACCACCTCTACCAATACCAATCATTGTTGGAGACTTAATACCTGTAACTGTTCGTGTACCTACAGTAAAGCCATTTTGAGACCAAGACTTAGATGATTTTGTTTTAGGTTTAAATTTTGAACCTGGTCCACATATCTCTTCTATTAACAGTTCGTTATTTTCTAACTGGTCCATTACAGAAGATACAGAGTTCTTTGCAATATCTTCGTTACCACCTACCCACATAATTCTTATGTTTGGGTTGTTGCATATAAGCCATACTACAAAATGTATAAGTAACTCTGTTTTACCATGTCTAGGTGGACTAAGTATCATGTGTTGTCCACCATTATCAATAGCATCCATAATGCTTTCTATCCACTTAGTATGAAACTCTGGTGTTTCAAATGAAACGCCTTGTTCTGTTCTAAAGTATCGTTGTCTAAACTCGTTAAAATCTTTTAATGTTTCTTCTGCTACCTGTGGTAATGACCAGTTCTCTTGTTCTTGCTCTGACTTTATATCTTCTAAGTATGCCTGGTACGCCATAGATACAGCAGCAGTTGTAGTGCCTAGTATCTTAGCTACTTCTGTAAGTGTTATTGATTTTTCGTATATTTCTTGTGCTAATCCAGATTGTTTAATATCTTCATAAACTTGTCCTCGCCTAGATGCTACATTAGGTTTTTGTGATGGTATGTCTAAAACATCATCTTCTTGTGTCCACTCTTTACCAGCTTTCCTAGCTCGTTTCTTTTGTTGGTTTATTCTTTCGTAACAACGCTTACTACAAAATTTTTTCTTTTTAGGTGGTAATGGTCTATGACAACCTGCTGCATAACAAAGTTTATTTGCCACGCTTCTCACACTTCTTATTATTACATTTCATTTTATTTCCAGGTTTTAACTCTACACCACATACTGGGCATGGTACTTTCAAAATTATTATATTCTTTTAGCTTTATTTTTTTTACTATTAGGAAATCCTTTTTGCATCTCCTTATAGTTTTTAGCACTAATAGTAGAGTTTTTTTTGGACCTGCTAGTACCAGCTTTTTTTCTTTTGTTCATGTTATAGTACAAACCTTTTTTGGCTGCCATGTTGCTCCTTACCACATTTTGCAAGACCAGTACCTAGGTGTAGTCTTGTCTTTTGCTGTATCGCATTTGTGTCTTGCACGAAACGATTTTCTTGCTTCTGGATTATCTTTGCGTATCTCCATGTTAGGGTCTCCAAACATAACCTTTTTAACTTTGTCTCCATCTTTAACAAAGACTTTAAATTTCTTACGCCCATGCCCAGGTTCGCCCTTACTAATCCTAGAAGGACTATCTAACTTAACTGACTTACCTTGGTACTCTGCCATTACTTCTTCTTTTTTTTCTTAGAAGATTTTTTCTTCTTCATACCCTTTGGGTAACCTATACCTTTTGGCATTATGTGCTCCTAACTATATTTACTTATAGTAACACAAAACTGCACCGAAGTGCAGTCTTGTCGTACAGTTGTCCAAACTGTTATGAAAGAATATGAAATAACAACTTATCAATTCACAGACACATAGTGTATATGATTTTTAGCTATCTTTCTTATTCAATTTGTATGTAGATATTTATTTTACATACTGGTCATATCCCCATACAACCAACCTAGGACTTTCCTAGGTGTTTATAGTGTAGTGCTGCTCTCGCACTAAGGTGTAAAAAAAAATTTTTTATTCTTCTTCAAACTCTTGACACCCAGGACAAACTCCATTTATTAATTCATCTTCCCAGTAAGGGTGGTAACAAACATCACAATCTCTTACGAATATATCCATTAGTTGGGATTATAGCAAACCCTCCTGCGAAGGAGGGTCGTACTATACAAACAAAGAAAGGAAATGTTATATGAATAAAAAATCCTTACGATAAGTTAATAATACACTATACCAGATATATGCAAAGTATTATTTTAAGAAAACTGGGGGTTGCAGACAGGGCGTAGGCGAAAGGAGGAAACTCCTACAAAACGCAACCCCCATTAAATACTACCACTAAATTTAAAAGTATGATATAGTTGAAACACAAACAGTTTGAGCTTCCTGCTCTAGGACAAGTTCTTACGATAATCTTTATAACATAAGTGGATTAGCAGGACCATGGTAACTGGGGTTAAAGCCCATTATTCCACATTGTTAAAATGCTACTTTATTTAGTCATTTCTGGTTTTTGGGAGGGAGTGGCACAGGGTTAGCTGTACTCTTATTGTTATGTTTCTTTATTGAACACACTTCAATAAAGAAGGTACACAGTCTAGTAAGGTACCACAACATCTTGTACCCCTAGATATAGTGGGTCAAACTTAACAGATATTCTTTGGAGGGTACACACTACACTACACAGCACCCCACATTAAACCCCCCTATATATAGTGTTATCTGTATATATACCATATCTTGTGTTACTGTATTCTGTACACAATATGTAGTGTAAGTAAGACATATACTATATATAGTGTTACCCCCTGTACCCTGTTTAAACTTTTATGAGAAGAAGAGGGGGTGTTAATTAATATCGTAGTTTCCTTCCAGAAAAAAAATAAAAAAACCTGTAACCTTTTTGTAACCAATGCAGTCTAAGTAGTACAAGTAAAGAGAGGATATTATGACTAACGTACTACTGAGCAGAGACTTTAATGGTTTTACTAATCATGAGTTGAAGGTTGCAGAAGCAGCTATTAAAGAACAGAAAGAAAAAAGAGATGAAATCTTTATGTCTCAATTTGTTGAAGGCGCACCAATAGCAGTAACTACAAGCATTATGAGTAAAGATGATGATTACCAAATTTACCCAGCTTATATTACAAAGGTAAATAAAAAGTCTATCAAGATTGGTTACGCAGTAAATGATGATTATTCAACAAAATCATTTCTTACTAAGCAAAAAACATGGAAGATAAAAACACTTGCTAATTATGTACAAGCAGGGTTTGTACATAAATCTTATACATCTAACTGGTTAGGTAGCAATATAAATAAACAATATACAAATTACCCTGTACAAATAGAAAGCTAAATAAAATTAAATTACCCTGTAACCTTTTGCGAGGTTGCAGGGTCTAAACAATACAAACAAAGAAGGATATTATGAAAGCATTAGAAGCAAAGGTAGAGTTTAAACAAGCTCAATTTCCTAAGAAAGATATAAAAGCAGAAGATTGGTTGAAGCTGCTAGTGGATGAGTGTTTAAACATCCTAGATAAAAAAGGAATAGACACTAAGACACATGCAGGGTCAGGTGTAGAAATACACATAAGTGATACAAGAGGCAGAAAGAGAGTTACCAATAATCAAAAAGGGTCTCATGCTTTAGGTCTTTGTTACCCTAAGTCTGCATCAACTGGAAACCTTAGAGTTATAGAGGTAGACAGAGAGACAGATAACTTATGGGAAACTATAGATACAGTTGCTCACGAGGTAACACACGCAGTCTTAGATGAAGAAACAGGTCATAAGGGTTTGTTTCCAGAGATTGTTAAGAGCGTGTTTAAACTAGGTGGAAAACCAACTGCAACAGTACCAACAGAAGAGATGAAGGAATTGTTTTACGATTTCTTAATAGAGCATGGGGGTTATCCTCACATAGCTTTTAGACCATCTCACAGAAAGCAAACTACACGCATGGTTAAATGCTGGTGTACAGACTTTCAATGCCCAGCAGGTACAGAGAAATCAATGCTAGAAGGTAAGGGTCTTATCTTTAGAATTAGCAGCAAGGGTATCAAGAATATGGAAGATGCAGGGCTTAATCTAACTTGCCCAGCATGTACAGCAGATGCAACTTATGATGGGGCAACAGTACCAGAGAGCTTATACGCATAATATCCAAAGAGTAAGGGGTTGTTTAAACAAGCAACCCCAGCTCTTTAGAAAGGAAACAAAATGGAAAGAGAAAAAATATTAAAACTACTAAAAGAAATATTAGAGTTAGATAACGAAACATTGTACGACAAAGAAAATTATTCTATCTTTCAAATGGTAGAGCGATTAGAAGAGGATAAATAAAAAGGTGTAACCTTTTTGGATAAGAGTAAGTCAAAGTAATAGAAAGGGAAGTAATGCAAGAAACAACACAACAAAAGCGAGAGAGAATACAAAAGCAAGGCGAAAGGATTGATGCTTACAACAAGTATGTAGAAGATACAGCAGTAAGAACAAAGAATACTGTAAGTAAATTCTGGGCTAAGGATGTAAGCGTAACTATAAAACTAGACACAACTGGTGTTGCGTTTGGTGGCGAAGGTATATCAATTACTAAAACTGCATCCATTGCAGCAGCAGTACAAAGATTAGACAAATTAGAGAAAGAAATAAACAAAGCAAAACAAGAATTAGACCTAGTCAAAGATGATGGTGGTTTAAACAATGGAAGGATATAAGGATATGTTAGAAGCAATTAAGAGAAGAGTAAGTAACGCAATAGGATTTAGAAAGACTGGTCTGCAAAGCATACCAATGCACAGAGACAGGACTTATACTAGCGAGGACTTAATAGAAATCTTAGACAGTATCCTAAAAGATGTGGAAGCAGCAATAGAAGATACAATCAAAGAAAATATTAATGGAAGAAGCGTAGTTTAAACAGGGTAAAAAAAAGTGTGTAACCTTTTTGGTTACGCAGTAGTCAAAGTAATAACAAAGAAAGAGAGGACACTATAAATGTACGATTACGAAACAAAAACAATAGGCGAAGTAGCAGTAGATAGTGGGCAGGTGTTATTGATTGACCCTTGTTACATTAAGAAAGAAACACTAGGCAATGAGAAGTTTAATTACGATAGCAAAGACAAGAAGTTTTTAAACGACCCATCACTAGACAACAAGAAGAACTTTTATACAAGCGTGTGTGAAAGAACATTAGTAGGCAATGGCTATGGAAATACTCAAAATGGTTTTGCAACTGGTACAACACATGGAGATGGTACATACCAAGTCAAAGGTATCTTCAATGATGAGGAACAATTACAAGGCATATACATTAGCTTTGTGGATGACATGAAGGCAGAGTTTAGCGAACAAGAAACAGAGGAAGCATGGTAACTAAAACTAACTACAACCAGATACTTATTGATGAGGTTAAGGAAGCAGCACAGGCAACTGATGTTATGGAAATCAATAACCCTCGTGTGATAGGCATGGTCATCAATCTATTAGAGATGTTAGAGAGAGAACCAAGCATACCAAGAAAGACATACAACTACATCAAGGTAATTGTATTAGCCAGTGTCAAAGTATTTGGTAGGAAAGATGTGGACAGTAGCTTGTTAGATGAGCTAACTGTTTAAACAAAGAAAAAAAGTATGTAACCTTTTTCATACTAAAGAAGTCTAAGTAATAGAAAGGACATAATGACAAACAGAAAACAAAGAAGGGCATCTTCATCTAAGAAGAAAGGCAGAAGCCAGATACACCATAGAACTATGGGTCAAAGATTAGAAGCAGCAGCAAAGGATAAGTAATGACAGACATTATGACAGAGGAAGAGTACGAGAAGTTTGTGAAGGAAGGCGACTGGTTTTTAGATACAGAAGCCCCAGACTTTAGAGAGAAGTTACAAGCAGACATGAGACAAAGAGGAACTCTGTAAATGTTGTTGTCAATGTTTGACAACAGTAGTAGAATAAAATTATGATATACCAAGTACAAAGCATTGACATGCGAGGTGGAAGAGTTACATGGGAGTA